CTACAGGTATGTAGCTACAATTATAACCACCAACATGACACCTGTCTAGGGCAGGTCCTGATGTCATCAATGCTCTCATACTAGGCATAACACCTAAGTTCATTATCTGTTCTGTTAGTTTTTCTTTCAATGCTTTTGTCAAAGTATAATTGTAGTTATCTTTAAGATGATTACTCATATAAGCAAAATATCTTTCAACAGTTTCTCCCCAATTCTCTCTTCTTTGTTCATCATCTTTCCACCTTGCATAACGAGAGAGTGCTATGAAGTTCTGATAATCTGTTGGTAGATAGTTGTTAATCATAATTCTTGTTCTCCATTGTAATTCTTATATTGGTTATTTTCACACCTTCTATCTCATGGACTAAGTCTGTAATATAATCCTCTAGTTCTGTATCTAATCTTCCGTCTGATGGCATAGGGTATTCATCAGGGTCAACCCTTAATGATAACATCATATTAACTTTTACCATCACAGACCTCTATAAGTTTATTCAGATACCATTGTGCTTTCTTGAGGTCTTCTACACCATTCTTGTATCTATATCTCCACAAATACTTAACTATATTTCCTTGTAAGTAATAATCAAATCCATCCGTTAACATTGCCTGTAAAGCATCAATAGTTTCAATACCTGCTTTGTTGTAATGCTTTGGATGATTAACCATATCCTCTTGCTCTTCTAATTTTTGTGCTTCCATTTTCATATACTCCAAATGTCTTAACATATATTAACCTTTCTCAAAGTTAACTTTTATCACATTACCTGTTACGTTGTCAACAGGTGAAGGCAATTTAACATCATCATTTTCAGGGGTATTTAAAAATGTTTCAATTGTATCTCTTATCCTAGAATCTTGTTGCATTAGGGAAAGACTTGCACAAGCCATTTGGCATAACTTTTCTAACTCCCAATAACTTTCATCATCTATGTTAGCTTTTCTAACTTGTATAGCTAACTCAAACCTTCCATCCCAATAACCTTTATCGTCTATTGATGGTACAACTTCTATGAAAAAATGATTGCCTTTGTTGTCGTATGTTTTCATTGTCTATCTCCTTATTTTTTTACCAACAAACTTTATAAAAACAGGGTGTTTGTTTTTGCCCTTTTCTTTAAGCCAATCTTCAGGTATGATTCTGTCATAGTATCTGAACTTATATTTTATGCACCATTGAGCATATGTTGTTTTACTACCTTTATATAACTTAACTCTACTATTTGTAAACACAAATCTAATATCTAGTTTAGGATGTTGTTTCTGAATAGCTAAATGCTTTCTCCTATCAGATGCTAAAAATCTACCTTTAGTTTCTATAATTATACCATTGTCTAATATAAAGTCAGGGGTATAGGTGCGATACAATAAATCTTCCCACTCTATTTTAATAGACTCATAAGAGAATTTAAACTTATGTTCTTTAAGATAGATAGATAGCTTATGTTCTAAGCCACTCCTATACCCATGCTTTATAGCATCTCTTCTTAGTTTATGAGGAGACACCTAAAAGGTTCGCCAAGATATAAATGGATTGTTATATGAATATGTATTAGAATAACCTAAACTTTTAAGTTCTTCTTTTACTGCTTCATCAGCTAACTTCTTAGCTTCAATAGCATCACGCAAACCTGCTGTACGCATTTCACGATATGCTTTCTTAGCTTCAGCTAACTCTTTCTCCATATTTTCAATGTCAGCTTTTAGCTCATCTAATTTTTTATTAGACATTATTTTACACTCCATATTTTCTTTGCTTCTTCTTTCATCTTACCATTCCACATCCAAGAGTCAAGGTTAGGATAAACAAAAGAAGCTAACTCATGTTTATCATCACTGATAGACAAAAACTTCTGTATACTATAGGCAACCTTTTCAAGTTGCTTTTTATAAGAAGTCAAATTTTTAAGTGTGAATACTTTATGCTCTTTAGGTGTAGCAAAAAATAAGTCCACACTATTCTTAGGATATGCCATAGAGTACAAAGCCATCTGTCTTTTCTGTGCTTCAGTTGGCTGTGTTGGCATCCTTGTAGATGTTTTTAAATCTACTATCTTATCTTTGAATCTAAAGTCTATATAACCCATAATAGGTACAGGTAAATCATCTAGTTGTACTTCAACTTTTTCTTGATAGTCTTCTAAGTTTTCATAGTTAAAGTTTTTATCTATAACTTCTCCAAACTTCTCTAGAGTACTCCTCTCTTTTTCTGCTTTTTTATCTCCTAAATCAACCATTGATTCTGTGCACAAACTAATAAATTTTAAGTCAAGCATTTTGTAATCAAAAGTACCTTCCTTATATTTGTTAGCAAGTACATGTTCTGTTGCAATACCTCGTACTGCACCTGCACCACTTGGCGATTTAACTTTAAATAAATATCTAGCGACCCACATGGGTGGGTCACTTATGTATGTATTTATACTACTTGGTGAAAGATAGTTAATACCATGTGCTTTAAAAGCATTATTGCTTAACATCAGTATCTATCTCTACATCAATAAAGTCTTCTACAGTTTCCATATCTTCTTCTGATACTTCATCTTGTCTTTCTGAAACTTTAGTATCCCATTTACTTATGATACCATCATTGTAGTTCTTTACCCAATCTAAGAAGTCTCCAAATGTTTTATGGTCACTATCAGATATCTCAATTTTATTGGTTGTATCTAACTGAACTATTGGAGTATAGAAGCTACCACCATTATTGAGTTTGTTTTCTTTTGTGCCATCCAACTTGATAACATGCTGAAGTGGTAAAGTTTCTGATTTAGCAAATCTAGAAAAGACATCACCAATAGCTTTGTAGGCATCCCTATTCTCTATCTCCCATATTACAGGATATTCAGGTAAATCAGCAATCTCTGTACCATCAATACCTTTTACAGGGTCAATCAACTTTACAAGACCAAAGACAACTCTGTTTCTTTTAATCTCTTTTATTAGCTTCTTTGTAGCTTCAGGTAATGATTGAAAGTCTTTAACATATCCTGTTGGCTTGCCACAGTTAAAAGTGCCATCATCATCTTTAAGGTCAATGTTTAATGTATCAGCCATTATTGTTTTAACATAACCACCCTGCTTTTCTCCATCTTTCGCATTACGATTCTGCTTAAACTTCTTGTACATAAATCTCTGTAAGAAGGGTCTAAACTCTACCTTTTCAGAAAAATAAAAAGTGCTAGGGTCACCTGGTATTTCTAGTCTATACAGACCACCCTCAACGACTTCCATCTTAACAGACTTACCATTAGCTTCCCCCATACCCATAGTAGGATTGTGCCATATTCTAAATCTATTTAAGGTGTTAGCCTTTTTCTCAACAGTGCTAGTAGGCAAGCCCATTGCCTTCGCCATAGTAGCATAACTGTCGGTGTTAATTGTAACTAAATCTGTCATTTATAATTTTCTCCTTTCAAAAGAACCATAGTTATATCACGATACATCTTTGGTGTCAAGCCAATTAGTACCAATTTTTGCCTCAAGTAAAAGAGGCACATCAAAGTCTATACCAAACTCTAAATTAATTATATTATTCAATGACTTATTTGTGTGACGTATAATATTCAAAACATTCTCTTCCTCACTAGGATGTATATCTATTACTATAGAATCATGTACTGTATTTACCACACATGATTTATACCTGTCAAGTTCTTTTTGAATGTGCACAAGAATAATTGGAACAATATCAGCAGTAGCAAATGACTGCACAGGATAGTTCTTTATCTGTGTAAAATGTGACACAGTTCCATTTCTTCTTCTCTGTACATCAGGGAAAGAAAACTGTCTACCTGATGGTGTTGTTATCATACCTGTATTCAGAGCTTCCTTCGCCAACTTAGAGTGCCACGATGCCACTCCCTTGTACTTCTGTGTAAACTGTTCATAATATTTCGCTTCAGCAGACGTTCTCCCAAATCCTGTTGCTCCATAGAGAGGTGCAAAGGTATGGGCTTTGGCTTCTTGCCTAGAAGTCTTCTGACCTGATTCCGTAATGACAGAAGCAGTGTATGCATGTACATCAAATCCATCTTTAATCTCCTTTATTGCTACTTTGTCTTGTGATAAATAAGCTGCAGTTCTGAACTCTAACTGTGCAAAGTCAGCTTCAAGTATCTTACCACCTTCCCAACGTGATACAAATACCTTCTTTACAGGGAATGTACCACCTCTAGGCATGTTCTGCATATTAGGGTCAGCACCACTAAACCTACCTGTCGCAGTTCTGTGTTGCAACAGTCTCACATGCAACATGCCATCCTCTTTTACATATGCGTTTATACCTTCAACAAATGAAGACAAGTACGTATCTAGAGCAGACAATCTCTGTAAGTCAGTTAGAAAGTTTACTGCATTTTGCATATTATTTTTCTTTGCTACGTTAGCTAGTGTTTCTAAATATGTTTTGTTAATTGTAAATCCATTAGCACTAACCCATTTAGCATTTGGTGGTGAGAACTTTAAACCTGCTATAGATTTCGTAGAATTGAATAAGTAGCCAAAAGTATTACAATTATTACACCTGTTTGGCTTAGAGTATAAACTTCCATCTTTCTTTACCTTTCTTATGTAACCATCCCCATAACACTCACCACACTTTACTGCTTTAGTTTTATACACAATATCAGAATAATCACTAACCTTTTCTTTGTACTCTGATATGTCCATGTAAGGATGAAAGTTGTTAGCCCACATAGTTTTATCTTTAGGTTTTCTACTATAGATAACCCAAGACATCTGCTCAGGACTATTTAAATTAATAGGTGTGTCTCCCATTAAATGCTGAACTTGCTTTTTAAGTCTAGTCTCTACTTCATGCTTCTCTTGTTCAAACTCAACTCTAACTTCATCTAATGCTTTTTTATCTACCTTAAAACCATTCTTGTATATCTTAGCAAGAGTAACACAAACTTTGTTAGTTAGTATAACTGAGTTCATTAGACTGCTGTACTCTTCAGTATTTAACTTTTTATATATAGCATCAGCTAACTGCTGAGTTGCATGTAAGTCTGCAGATAAATAAAAGGATAACTCTTCTGCAGGTATTTCATCTGTATTGTATCCTTTTGCAAAGTAATCTTTAAGTGTATCTTCTTTCTGTGTATCTAATTCATATCTCAATGCACAGTCTTTTAAATGCAAAGGTTCTTTGATACCTCGTTGCAATATGTACTCACCAAGCATTGTGTCAAAGACAGGACCATCATATTTGAATCCACATTCCCATATCCACATAAGGTCATATGCTATGTTGTGACCTATGAGTATAGTAGCTTGGTCAAGCAACTCTTGTACCCCATCAAAGTTGTCTCTAAACAAATACTCCTCTCCTTTATCTGTAAGACAACCCACCATGACTAGTTTATTGTTTGGTTCAAATGGGTCAAGATGTAACTTACCATCTCGTTTTGTTGTTGTGTTTTCTACATCAAGTGTTAGCTTCATTTAATCTTTCCTTATGTTTGTTTAAGTATATAACTGCTCTTTCAATAATAGTCAAGTCATCAGAGAATCCACCTAAACCTGTGTTGCATTTATGACACACCCAACCTCTGAAGGTATTTGTATCGTGGCAGTGGTCTAGCACCCAATTCTGTAATCTAGTCTGACCATGCTTTCCTAACTCCTCTAATGTCCTATCACATATAGCACATGAATAATCTTTATCAGGATAAGCATTTTCTTTTCTTAGTTTGTTCAAGACTTCCTTATGACCCTTCCTGCAAGACCTGCAAGTTCTTTTTATCTCACCTGCTTTCATAACAGAGAAATGTGTTATGGGTTGTCTTATCTCGCACTTGATACAGACAACACCATCAACTATAGGGTTTTCTTTTTGTGGTAGTTCTTTGAATAAATTAAATTGTATCATGCTTCATATCTTCCTACTCTGTAGTTCAAATTACAATGGACAACACCATGCCATCCTGTAAGTTTATTCTTTACCACATTTAAATGTCTTTGTAAATCCTCTTCTGTCTCATCTTGTCTTGGTGGATTCTTGGCAATCAATATCATCAAGTCCGCTTCGGCTGCCTTACCTGTACGACTACCTTCCATCATACTTTGATTGAGTAACACCTTACCCTCTGCATCTGCAGATAGCTGAGACATATAAAAGACTGCACACTTGTGTTCCTTTGCAATCATACGAGCATGTATAGCATTGGCTTTGAGTGCTTCATCTGTCCTTGCAAAGCCACCTGTACGTGCAAACTTATCTCCCATGTCAAGCACAACAATGTCAGGTTTATATGTCTTACACACACTCTCTACCCACGACATGTCACGACCTGTTGCATCTTTTATCTTGATGTTATCTTTGACAGGTGCATACAAGTCTCGTGCTTTACTTGGGTTCTGCTTCACTTCTCTCATAGTCATACCTGTTGATGCAGTCAGATACCTAGCACCAACTCTGTGGCTACCTTCTTCGTTACAGAGAATGATGCAACTTGCACCTTGCCTTGCCAAGCCATCAGGACCTGCTAACAAACTTGCATGAAAAGAAGTCTTACCTGTGTTAGGTCTTGCTCCTACTTCAATTAAGTGTCCTGCATTGATGCCCTCAACTTGTCTTGTTAAAGTTGGTAAGTTAAACGACCAACGTGCTTCCAAGTCATTCTTCGCTAATAATGTATCAATCTCCATGTCATCCCACTCCACGTTAAGGTTAGGTGTAAAATCATCTCCGTATACTTCAAGTATGTTACGTATAGGTTCTAGGCTTGAGTGAGAACCATTGACGTAATCAAATCCTATGTTAGCAATCTCTTCGCCCACAACTTGCTGAAACAGTTTGGATAGCACCTCTTGTGCTACATCCTCTCCCATAGGTTGCTCATTCTTTATCTGTCTAAACAAATGTGAGTAAGCCTGTTTCTGTGCAGTAGTGAGTGTAGGATTGCTTGACATAAACAAGGCTTCTATCTCATCAGGTGTAACAGTTCTCTCATATCTACTCATAGCTTTGTCAACAGACTGCTTCACCTTTCTTGCATCCTTACTAAATAATCTGTCAGGACACTTTGCTCCACGATGGGAATCATAAAATGATTTATCCATCAAACTTCGTATTAATGCTAATTCCATATCTGTGTCTCCTTTGGGGTTAGTAGTTTTAAATTAGTTATGTCTTCTTCGTCTCTGTACTTTAAATCATCTTTCAATTTAAGTATCTTAATATTCTTGACATGTGAACGTAACTCTTTAGCAAATGCAAAAGATTTGGGTAATGCGTCAGGGTCAAGTGCTATTATAGCAGTAGAGAATTGTGAAAGAAACAGTTTATGTGAATCCGACAATGACGTACCTAACACAGCTACCCCAACTAATACATCACTTCCAACGACTCCTGCACTCACACAATCCTCTACAACAACTGCGATACTACCACAACCAAATGAATATGGCAAGTCCGAGTTACCATATCGTTTCCATTTAGGTAACTTGTTATACACAGACCTACCTGTAGCATCAACAATCTTATTGTTTTCTTTTATTGGAAAAACAACTCTGCTCTCTTTAACATCATACATTAAATCAAGTTTGTCAACATCTAAATCCCACAGTTCACAGAAGTTCATAACTTCTTTTCTGTAAGAATGAGACACAACACACTCAGGCAATTCAAATGATGTCCCAAGTTGGGACACCTTGTTGAAGTTACGTATCTCGTCAACAGTCATGTGAACACGAGAGTTGCCCTTCACACTACACGATGCTTTGTAACAGTTCCACACGATAGTGCCCATGTTACTTGTGACTGTAAAAGTCTTATATGATTTACACATAGGACAGTTAACTCTCTTTGTTTCTCCATTACTTATGTCTAAGTCTTTTACATATTGATATACACTTAACATGTTATTATATACATCCTTCCTTGTCGGCACTTAACATGCTTGTACCATAGCTTTTTTCATGTGTCAAATTTTTTCTTGCTTGCAATGCTAAGTTGGCACTCGTGAATGTATTTTTCATATATGGTTTAACAGATTGTGGGTTAGCATGTCCTGTAACTGACATAATATTACCCATTGATACACCTGCATCTACCATTTCAACTGTACCTGTTCTACGTAAGTCACTTAATCTAAGCTCCTTAGAAAGTCCTGCAGAGTCCATTATCTTTCTAGCTAGTATGGGTAGCTTAGTTAGTGAATAAGGCTTGTAAGACCCCCTGTAGGCTCTTGGGCGAGGTACTACATACTTTTGAAACCCATAATCATCGTGTTGTTGTACTAACATCTCATGTAATTCACCTGATATAGGTAAAAATACTTGTGCTCTTCGCTTTGACTGCTCAATCTGCATACGTTTAGCATCTAAATCAAGGTTAGACCACTCAAGCAACCTCATATCGCCAATTCTTTGACACCATTCATATGCCATCTGTGCAATGAGACCAATGCTTCGTGTGTTAAAGTCTGAGTAACAGGTATCAAGAAACCTGATAACGTCTTCTTTTGTCCAAACAACTTTTCGGCTCTTGGTCACACGTTTTTTGATGTTACTGAATGGGTTCATGTTACAATGCTCCATGTTGATTCCGTAATTAAGCAAGACTCTGACAACAGACATGAGATGATTAGCGAATGACACACCTCTCTCACACCATTTGTTGTAAGATAATTTTGCGAGTTTGGTGGTCAAGCTAGACAGTTTATAACTGCCTAACTCTTTGCCATCAACCACACTTGTAGAGGAAACTATACCCAAAAAATACTTATACTGTACTTTAGTTTCTTGACGTAAGTTATTGTATTCAAAGGATAAATAGTACTCGTTGAGTAAGTCTTCAAGTTTCATTATGCCACCAATAATTGTTTGAACTGAGGTGATGATACCCACTTGGCTACCTCTTGTTCTCTTCTCCACATGGTCTCTGCTTTAGTATCAAAACCTGTGTTACGTATGTTGAAACCATTTCTCTCATCTGCATAAGATGCATAGTTTGTGAATGCAGAGTATAAGGCGAATACATTCTTACCTCTCTTGCTAATCTCTTGACAAGCTAACTCGTACATCTTCTTTGCTAGGTTCTCTGATGAGATGATACTCTCCATAAAAGTTTTACCATCTATCTTGAGAGGTATGTTTGCCCACTCTTGCATAAGGTTAGCACGTTTGTCAAAGTTATTCTTAGCTTCACGTACTTCATTCAACAATACGGAACGTCTGAGACCACTTGTATTCTTTCTCTTGATAGTGTCGTACTCTCCACCTATCTGTCCGTTAGAGCAGTAGCTATCAATAGCACCGAAGTATACTTGGTTAGAACAAGACCCATCAATACCATGTAAGGCGATGATTCTTTCGTTGATTGTTGTTTGATGTTTAGCAGTTGTGATTGTATGCTTAACATTTGGTAATGTAATATCCAACAAAGCAAAAGCACAGTTACGTGCAGTTGATATTTTTACTCGTGCATTATCAAGTTCGTGAGGTAATCTGTTCTCTTGTATAACCTCTTTGATACCATTGAAGTAATCTTTGTGGTCTATTGTTTTGAACTTATCTCCCACGATACCTAAATATTCTCCTGTGACAGAGTTCTTTACATATCTTTTACCTGTGAATTTAGTATCTTCATACTTAACTTTGAAGTCTAGGTCTGTTCCGTCTAAGTTAAATAGTTCTGTAATTTGTGCATCTAATGGCATGTTAGTCTCCTTTCAAAATTGATGTCCCAAGTTGGGACTTTGGTTAAGTGATAATTACTTATATAGTGTTTATAAAAAAATGTCAAGTCTATTATTTAACATCCACATAAACTCTCATGTGAGATGACTCATTCAAACCTTGACCCCAATAGGTAGCACCTGTGCCCTTGAGTTCTTCCTTGATGTGTTGTCCACGTACTCGTATCTTATATGAGTCTTTGTTAAGATACTTCTTCATGGTGTCAACAAACTCTTGCCCATCTGTATCATTAGGTATCTCGCTGAATACATAGTTACAACCTTTCTTAGATGTAGCTTTCTCATATTCACTCTTCCACATCTCTGCTTTAGCTTTCCAATGTTCCCACTCTTTCCATGCTACATCAAAGGCTTCAGCAGTTACAGTAGGTTGTCTATTCACTTTAGCTAGAGCTTCCTTAGTTGCTTCATATGTTTCTCTCTCAACCATATTCATGGCTTTCTCTTTCCACATATCACGTTCTTTTGCTAACTTGGATACTGTTTCAGATAATGTGTCAGCACCTAGTTGTCTTCTAAGCATACGTTCTTGATGCTTAAATGCCCTAACCAAGTACACTATGTCCATGTCTGCCATAGTTACAGGTTCATTTCTATGTAAAGAGTAATGCTCTACCTCATCTAACTCGTACATATCAGCAGGTAGTTTTCCGTTTACTGCTTCTGCTATTTTGATTAACTGTTTTAACTTCATGCTACTTCTCCTTCTAGCCATTGTGGTTTCTGTGTATACTTGTACCTTGCAAATTTAAGTTTGTCAACTATATAAAATCTTCTATAGGCTAGTATAGGAAATACCTCATGTGTCTTCAAGTCATCATGCCCACTAAAACATTGTGGGTGTGGTGTCATAAAGTTCTTCCAATTAGGTACAAACTTTCTGCCTTCCCATAAAGGTGTAAAGTGTTTGACTGCACCATGTATCTTTTTATATCTGTTAGTGTATTCAGTCAACATGGCATCATATAAACCAAATGCCCATATGTAATTAAGCTGACACTCCATTGCCCATAGTGTGCAAGGGTGCTTCTGATGCACAGGTTTGTATAACCCATGCTCCTCTGCATAGTCAGGTGCATGATGCCATAGTGTAGTGCATAGCATCTGTGCTTCTTCAAGTGGCATCTTGACTATGTGTTGGTCACATAAAGACTTAGCAATCTCTTGTGGTGTTTGTTCTATGATAAATCTATTCATTATCTGTCTCCTCATGTAGTTTGCAGTATAAGTCTATACC